GATGCTGCTCCATCAACAGTTAGCGAGATTGAAGATTTAATAGCGTGCGTAATGTCTGCCGAAGCAGGACTTACCGCAAAAAATGTTAGGCACGATACAAAGAGAAAACGTCTCATTTGGGTTTGGACGTAGAGGTCTGTTCCTTAATTGTAGGCTCTTCTTTTTTCGCTTTTTTGTTTCCACCAACAGCTAGCCCAAAGGACGCTGCCGTGCCACTCAAAATGGAAGCTGGATAGGTGGGGTCAAGCGATTGCTTAAAGACGCCAAGGTAGTTTGCCGTCAGGATTGCCATTGCCCAACTAAGCAACACAACTTTGATGACATCTCCTAAACGTGAGTTGTCGTTTTCTTGCTCTTGCTTTGCCTGTTCTTCTGCCATGATGAGTTCACGCTAGAGGTCGAATGGTGGTTGAAATCTGGGCTGCTGTTGCTGGTGCGTCAATAGGCGTAGCAGCTTCTGGTATCAAAGGTGCCAACCGCGATAACCAGCATGGAAGGGACTCGTTGGTGCGTTTGACTTCGGCTGTCGACAATTTAGCGTCACGAATGGATGTGCTACATGCCGATCTGCGAGTAAGGGATCAGGAGCTATTCGCCAGGATTTCAGACTTAGAGCAAAATGTTGCACGACTGGAAGGCCACGCAAATCGGACTTAGAATTTCTGCACACACAATGTCGTCATGGTTTTACTGCTAAAGCCAATCCTGTTCAGCTTCATCAAATCAAAAGCCGTAAAACAGCTGCTACTTGACTGTTTGATCAAGATCAGCGAGCAAACAGACAACCAACTAGATGATGTGGCCTGTAAGTATGTGCAGGACTTACTGTTCCCGGATGGTCGCGTTGAAAAGTAAATGTGGGTTTGGGTCGTAATCGTTATGGGCTTATCACTTCTCCCGTTTTTTCAGTTCTTTAAAAAAGGCGATCCTCACCAGCTAGCTGCGATTGCAGAGCTGGAGAAATCTATTGATCAAGACCTCCTAAGTAATGAGGCTGAATGGTTTGAGATGTGGAAGACCAGCGGCATTCACCAAGAGGTTTATGGCGTTCCGTATTACAACCAAATGGATAGCCTTACTGGCTATGGCTACAGGGAGTGTTTTGATGCAGCGGCTGCAATGGTTGTAGCGTTTCACCATGGCATCAGAAGCCAAGACGCTTATCGGCATGTGCGCCGAAAGTTTGGTGATACGACAGCAGTTCACGCTCAAGTTTCTGCGTTGAGATCACTTGGTCTGGATGCTGAGTTTCGTAGGAACGTAAGAGTCGAGGACATTGAAATTGAAATTGATGCTGGTAGGCCAATCATGGTTGGCTGGTTGCATAAAGGCGATTTTACCCAAGGCAAACCAGCCGTATGCGACAGCGAAGGTTGTGGCCATTGGAGCGTAATCATGGGCTACGACAAGGACGACTTCATTGCCATGGATCCCATGGGCCTGCCAGACATGGAGCGTGGCGGTCATGACACAACCAAATCAGGGGAGCGGATCAGGATGTCGCGGCCTGCTTTTTACCAACGGTTTCTCATTGAAGGTGAAGCAAGCGGCTGGGCCGTCTTTGTAGATCGGTAGACCAGAGCTAAACTGCGTTTTTACTCTTATCTAGTGGCAGTCCTTTGTGATTGGGAGATTCGTGCGCGTTGTGAAGGCGGTCAAATGGTGTGGCCCTTCAACCCAGAGCTGATCAATCCAGCCAGTCTCGATGTAGTGCTTGGCAACTTCTTGATGGCTGAGTCACCAACACACAAGGAGCTATTTCGGGTAGATATCTCAAAAGCAACCAAGGATGACCCATACATGCTTTCGCCCGGCAGTTTTTGCCTGGCTGAAACACGCGAGTGCTTTAATCTCCCCGACGATATCTCCGCTCAGTTTGTACTCAAGTCAAGCCGTGCCAGAGAGGGCCTTAATCATCTTCTTGCTGGTTGGTGCGATCCAGGCTGGCACGGAAGCAAGCTCACCCTCGAATTGAAAAATGAGCGCCGGTACCACGACATTCCCTTATATCCAGGACTCAAGATTGGTCAGATGGTGTTTCACCTAATGAGCAATGTCCCAGTACATAGCTATGCCCTTACTGGCAACTACAACAATCATTTAACGGTGATGCCGAGCGTCGTATGAACTGGGGCTATATCAGCGCGTTTTGGACGACAGTCGTCATGAACTGTGTGCAACCCGTGAATTGGGAAGCTTGCTTACCAGTGCAGGACTGGTTGTTTCCCGCTATAGGTGATTACATACGGTTCAAGACCGAGGAGCCTTATGCCTCCGAAAAACGAGCATTACGATCCATTCGGATGGATGGTGGTCGAACAGAGCCTTGAAGAAGAGCTAACAGTCGAGAGAACAGTAAGAGAAATTGATGATTGTGATGATTTTGATGCTGTAAAAGGCGTTTGCACTGCCTTAGTGCGCCAAAACTGGCATCAGGCAAAACTTCTTCAACAGGCCGTAGGGCGAATAGCAGTGATGGACTATGAAGAAACTTTCCTTGAGTAAACCTGCACAGCTTGTTCATACACCCATTTGGCTTGCCAGTCCTGCTTGTGATATCTAACGGTTCCTGCATAGGAAACCTCCCAGAGCCACACGCCGTCTTTTAAAACCTTTTCAATCTTTGGGGTTGGCATTTTTGAATTGATCCACGTACATGATTGCTTGCCAGTAGTCCCAGGAAAAACGGCAGACCTCACCTCTTGGCTTACAGCTTTTGTAAATAGCTTCACCCCTCGCATCAACTCCTTGGATGATGTAATAACCGTCTCCACAGTCAATTGCATCAGTCGGTATTTCGCCAGAAATAGGCGCAGTCTTTGGCGAAGCTTCCACCAGTCATCCTCCCTTCAAGGCAGCCGACATTGCAGTCGGCCTCAATTACTTCCCAGTGTATGCATTGCATGCAACGCGGTCTGCCATCTTCAAGAGATCTTGCATCTGCGTAAAGCTGCTCTGCTTCAAGAATCGCCTGTTCTGGTGTGACGGCATTGAGAGGTAGCGAGACTCGCTGATCTTTGGTTTTTATCTTGGCTCGCCATGACCCATCATCTTGTGTGACGACCAATCGCCCTGCGTGATAGCGATAAGAGGCCATGGCTTAAGAGTCAAGTGATATACGGCCAAGATATCTCGACATCCTTTCTCCAAATATCATCATCAATTGCACGTTGTGACACATAGTCCCTAAAGACCTGCTGCAACTCGGTTTTACTCATATTTAGCTCCGCAGCCTGAACCGCTACGTTTGTTTGCCCCTCATAAAGCTCATCGAGAGCATCCTCTAATGATTTCACTTGGCGCGAGCATTTAACGCACAAATAACTGTGCAAACAATCGGCTCAAGCTGATTCCTAGGAATGTCATAACGACGATTGATGGCAGCAATAGCTTGATCGATCGAATCCCGACCTTTGGAATAATGCTTAGGCTTGATCTCAGGAATAGGAGCAGGCTGATTCGCTTCGCTCAGTACGCGAGCCCTCAGTAGCTCTTGACGTGGAATGCCTCTCTTTGAGGCTTCTTCATTGAGCTGGTCTCGCTCCTCTTCAGTCAATCGAACATCGACGCGCACAGGGTAAGTGCGATTGCAATCAGGCATTTGAAAGTAGTTGAATTAAGAGTTGGATTCTTTGCCGATCTGACGCATTGCGTCTTGGCGGGATTCGGTCATCATCTTGTCTGCAACCAAAGGACCAAGTTGATTGGCAAGCCTTTGGCGTAAGAAGACCAGATGATATTGATCGATTTTTGATAAATCGTTCTTCCTGATCTCAGAAAGACGATTGAAGAACTGCTCAGTGATATTTAGCTTGACACTGAGCTTGTTAAGAGTCTCAGAATCAGCAGTATCGCGTTCTTCATGCATGCGCTCACGCATTTTATCAATTGCAGTAGCAAGTTCTCGCTCAAGAAGCAAGGAGTCACTGCGGTTTAACTCTTTCAAGTTTTTTAGATAAAAAACCTGTCCAAGGCTTCGACTTTCGTAATAAGGATGAAACATCGGTAAAGGTACTAAGCGGTCATTGTACCCGCAAAGACTTGCAGGCACACGGTTTTACTGGTTCAAGGCAACGTGATCTTGATGGCTCGACCAGCTTCATTCACACTCGCAAGTGGATTCGACTTTTGAATCATCCACACACCAACCTTCGCCAAAGGTGACACCTCAAGTTTGAATTTTTGAGATGGTAGTGGCTCAAGGTGTTGAATAACCCAAGATGGTGGCTGAATTAACCAGACAGGGCGATCACTGCCCCACCTGACCATTGATAATCCAATTCGTTCAAACATCGTCAGTAAAGGCATCAATAAGCTTTTGTTGATCTGCCACGAGTTCCATGGCTTCCCAATAACCATCCATGATCCGCTTGAGCTGTGCGGTCTCGATCGTCACATGAGAATCATCGCCTAAGTCATCAAAGGCGCGGTCTAAGCACCCTTTGATGAACTCAGCTGGAGAGTTTGGA